AATACTCATGGACATCTGATCAATGCTTGCCCTGTTCTCCAAAGTAGCTTCAAGAGCGTCAAAGACGATTCGATTATGTGAACGTGGATCGCCAGTGTCAGCATCTAAGTTGGATTTAACTGTTGTAAGTCCAATGTTTAAAACTAATCTTTCACTTGAAGCGTTAGTGATGTATTCCTGATAGGCATACTCGCCTTTTATATAATCAATGGTGGTAGAACTAGGAACGTCTATTGTGTAAACACTGGTGTCGCTTTCCGTAATAACAGAGGAAGTCAACGCTATTTCTCTTGTCGTAGAACTTAAAAATCTAAACGAATAAGTTAAAGTGTAATCAGCAATCGGATAATCCGTTAAGTCTCGTTTCCACAACCAGTTATCCCCAACATATAAATCGTTAGGAACATTGGTAGGATAGTTTGTTGAATCGAATCTATTAGCCAATTTATGTCCTTTTGCAACTGCAAAAAGACATTACGTTCCATCTATCTTATGTCAATACTACTTCCAACTATTTACGAAAGTCTTTCTTGGTCTTTTGGGTTGTCTCAATGATGGGATAGGGTTTGGATTGGTTCTTTCAATCGCTTGATCTTTTGGTTCCTGGTTAGTGTTCGATGCAATTAATTCCAGGTTCGGTTGCAATATGTTTAACGCAACCAACGCATATACGAAACAGTCTAGTGATTCATTTCTTTTGTATTGTTTAATCCAGACAATCGTTTTATTTCCCTTAACGTATTTAATAACTCTTTTCTCTGCTGTTAATTGTTTAAAGTATTCTTCGTCACAAGTGTTGGGGAAGTGAATATAGCCTGGGCCTTCTGCTTCCACTTGCAACCATTGAAAGATAACTTCTTTAGCTGAATCAACTCCTGCGGGGAACAGTTGGATTCTTTGTCGGCCCGCTACTGTTGGACGACCTGCAATACTTTTGCCTGGTTGGCTTTGACCTTTTACAGCAAAGATTCTTCGGCCCCTTCTAACTTTAACGTAGTTATAAACTTGGGTGGTTTGATAACCCGAATCAATCGCAACACAAGCAATCGGTAAAGAGGGTAACGTATCTCTGCTGTACCTTCTCTTTAAATAATCATCTAAGTCTTGCCATACTTTATTCTGTGCTGTCTCTCCCCAAAATATCTGATAGTCTAAAACATAACTCTGTGATTCAAGTCCGAATCCTACCACCTGTAACTCAATCCGATCATCTTGTATATCGGCCCCACCTGTAATAACTAACACATCATCTGGAACACAACCTTCATCGTAGTTTTCCCGTCTTGCCATTAAGCCTTCCGATTCTATTTCTTCGCCTTCATCAGTCCAACATTGACCCAGGCTAGTATTAACATACGTCTTTAATATCTCTGGATGTTTCTTAGCTTCAATAAAGTTTGTTGCCATTGTCGCCCATGTACTCCAGGGCGAGTAGAGTTCGTTGATATGAAACCCTGCTGTCTTTTTTGTTTCTCCTTCGGCTCGCCACTCGCCATTTCTTATCATGGTAATCTTGTCTTTTTCTTCCAGGAGCGACCCACAACTCGTACATAAATATCGAGCCGTTTCGGGTTTATCTTCTTCCCATTTAACATTGGCCCATTCCAATACTTGCATCTCTTCGCACTCAGGACACGGAATCCAATAGTGACGTTGGTCTGAATGATCCCACGCTGTCTGTATTCTTGACAGTCCATCGATAGTCGGAGTTGAAGCCATAACTATCTTTCTATTCCAGAACGTAGTTGTTCTTTTTAAAGCCAATGAAACAGGATCGCCTTCGGCTCCCGCACTTAATGGGAAGCGATCTATCTCGTCTGCTAACAAAATTCTAACGGGCCTACTTGCTAATCCACTTGCACTGTTCGCTCCTACAACTGCGATAAAGCCGCCATCGAACTTCTTATGCAAAACTGTATTCTCGCTGTCCTTCGCTCTCGGTTCTTTTACTTTACCTTTTAAAACCTTACTACTCTTGAGCATTGGATTTAATCTGTCCTTGCTCCAGGTTCTAGCCATCTCTAAAGTCGGTTGCATAACCAGAACAGGGCAGGGGTCTTGCGATATGTAATATCCAAGTATGTTATTGAGTATCTCAGTCTTGCCGATCTGTGAACTGGACATAAGTACAATCGTTTCAATGTCACGATCCAACACCACATCCATTATTTCCTTTTGATAGTTGGCTCTACTGGTTCGCCAGTTACCAGGTTCAGCACTAGACTCAGAACTTAATACTCTGTGCCTGTCGGCCCACTCACTTACTTTAAGTTTCTGCGGCGGCTTGAAGGCTCTCACTGTCTGGTTCCAAACTACCTCTAACGGATTCTGGTAATTCACTTCCTGCAAGTTCATTTAACACCTCATATATTTCTTCATTAATTAATCCTTCAACTTCTGCGTAAGTCTCAAGTCCGACTACCTGGTGTGCAACCTTCGATGGCAGATTTAAAAGTTTGGCTCTAACATTACTAACGAATCCAATCCAACCATCTCTAACTTCTTCTGCTTTTATCATTCCCCTGGTTATAACTTCAACTTCCATCTCTGCTTTGTCAGCTTGAGCCTTTGTTAAACGGGTTTTCTCTTCACTAATAGACGTATCTGTGCCTTTTGGAGACAATCTGGCCCTAGTTCTAAGGAAGTTAATGTATGCCAGGCGGGAAAGCCGTAAGTTCATCTTCTGTCGGCCCCTTCCACCAGGCAAAATTCCCTGACTCTTTAATTTTGAAACGTACTCTTGCGTAATGTTTAAATGCTGGTTACTAATTCTTCGGCCATCGAACTTAAACTTTTCGGTTTTAGTTTGAACTGAACCCAAACTGGTTCCAGTTTGCTGAACTGGTTTGGTTATTTATATTTAATCTTATTAAATATCGTAATTGTCTAAAACAATTACGAAATTTGGAACCTGCGGGGTTTCTAACCCCCAGGAAGAACCTATGCTTATAGTATAAGGCTTTCAGAGCAATCATTTTTTTGCCATCTGAGTATTTATTGCTAACTTTAATTGTTTAGGCAAAACATTCTTAACCACTCCTTCTCCTATCTTAAAGAAGGGTAATAGTTTCTTGGTGTAATTAACGGAATCCTTAATGACAGCTAATAGATTACCTTTCTTATCAAATACACCTGTCCCCGTTCTAATCTCTCGATAAACCTTGTTGTTCCAGAATCCTCTTCTTTTTCCTTTAATGTTTCCGTATTGATCCAGGTTGGCCTTCGGTGTAGGTACTACCACCTTGTTATCAATACCACCATCAATAACAAACTTTAAGAACTTGGCCTGTATGTCCTTAATGAAAACAGTAGCGTCTAAATGTTTTGGGTTGGCCCTGCCTATTGCGTAAGCATTGACAGTTGTTGATCGTGGTCTATCCAATCGCCTTTCTGTCTGTACTTGCAACGCTTTAACAACTTTCTTAGCTGTATTGTTTAAAGCATCGGCAGTTGCTTTAGGTAAGTGCTTCTTTTGTTTTCTTTTTAATTCTTTCTCAACCTGTTTTAGATTGTCTCTAACCCAAATTGTTTGCGATCTCTGTGTTTGTAATGCCATTTATATTTTTCTCCAGGGCGATTTGTTTTTAAAAGATAGATTGTATTCACTGGCCCAACGCCATACTGTCGTCTTAGACGTACCTAATTTGAGAGCCACATCGTGTAAGGTCTTACCATCACGGATACCTTCCTCAATGATCGTCTTTACTTCGTCATTACATTTTCTATCAGTCATATTTAGTATGTGTAAATATTATACAAATTTTTTTACTAAAGATTCTTATAATGTTTAATTAATCTTTTCAAATAAAACTCGGCCTTCTCTAAATCTACTATGTTGGCTCCCTTATCTTTGTGTCGATAAAGATAACGCCAGATGTGTGCTTCATAAACAGAAGCAGGGTCTTTAACCTGTTGCTCAATAATATCTAAGCACTCAATCTTATTGGTGTAATGGGGTGGTTTATTAACCATATCTTTCATTTCTTTTTTCTTTAATAGTTTCGCATCTATTTCTTCAATCCTTGCTGTTATCTCTTCAATCCTTTTTTTCTTTAAGTTAATTAAGTGTTTGTAATCTTTCATACTGAAAAACTCGACACTGGCCCCATGTTATCAATCTCTTCTTGTGGGGTAGGTTCAATGACTTCACTGCCAGGGAACTCTTTCTTTATGTTTAAAATGAATATCCAATTATCCCTGGGTATTAATCTGAATATCTCAACCAACGATACCACTACTGGCTCTGGCTTTTCGTTTCTGCTCATGGCTACTGCTTTAGCGAAATAAGCATCATCACAAACGATTAAGAACTTAGTATCATTTCTTTTGTAGTAGTAACTCCATATATACCCATCTAATTCTATATGCCCTCGATCTTTGGCATTCTTCTCGCATGTGTCCAGGCCACGCAACATACCTTCTGCGTTCTGAATAATGATAGGGTAATTAACACTGGCTCTACACTCATTAAACTTATTCTCCATGATCTCTAACCGATTCTTTAAATCCACATCAATTAAGTTAGGGAAGCGATGTTCTCCCCAATTCATGTTGATCTCGGCCTTACGCTTAACCACATCAGCACACAGTTGATTGGCTCTCTCTTTATGAGGGTTCTTGGGTGGGGTGTATTTCTTGGGTCTAGTCATGGCAGAAACAGTCCATTCCTTCGTCCCCAAATAAATCAATTATCGGATCAGGTTTGTTCGCTATATCAACTAACTCTATGTAGGGCGGCCTGTCCTTTCTAAACCTAGCTGTTGAAGCTGTTCGTCCCAATACTTCTAGTGGCGATTTTGCTATCTTATTTTCTTGTTCAATCCACCAATCCGCTAAATCTGGTCGTTGTTTTAAAATCATAGTGGTTGTTTTCATGCCTTTTAAGAAACATAAATCGCAATTACCTGCCAAAGTTTTACCACCATGATTAGGCAAATTTAGATCAAAATTACTTTCTACCCAAAACTTATAGACATTATCTACTGTTACTTTTGCATCATAAAGAGGAGTTAGAGATTCCCAGGGGTGTTTAGCCATTTCATTTGCTTGTTTTTGTTTTCCTACTCTTCGTGGTTCGTCATAACGCAATCCAAGTACGTTATACCAATTTTTATATCCTCTCTCTTTCATAAATCTTTTCATTGGCATAACTTTTAGCTGTTCGGTACAAAGTCTAACTAATGGGTTTGGAAGCATGTGTTTATGATCTATTAGTGCTTCAAAAGGTTCTCCATTCCTAGCCGCCGTTTCATAAGTAACTTCCTCTGTTCTGTAGATGGGTTTCTCTTCGTGTATCCGCATTTCTAACCAATATATATCTACGCCCCAATGATCTCCACAATCTCTAACAAAATCTAAGGTTTCTGG